ACAAGAGAATCTGTGCACGGTCCGCGGACCGGGTCAGAAGCTTTTCCATATCGAGTTTGCTAATGCTCATTGCGCTATCCTTTCTTGAGTTGCAGAGATTGCAGGTGAATTATAAGCGGTACTGGGTTTTATAGCAAGTGCAAGAAGTGGTTTAAAACGTAGGGGGAAACCCTTAGCGAGGACCGTGGACCGGGGATTTTGGGGGGTATATAGGAATCCTGGCAGAAAAAAATGAGTTGAAAATTGAAGTCACTGGTAAAACTAGCTTTTTGACGTAATAGACGTTATGATCAGAGGAGAGAAGGGTCATTACGGTGAAAAATATTGATGTACAGGGATGAAATAGGTGAAATATTCAGGGGAGATCCGTGAGATGCTTTTTGAAAAAACTTTTTCTGTAAATAGTACGTAGACCCCTATAGGAGGACACATGGTTCCAGATCACATCCTGTTTCCGGCCACTGGCGTAAGGTTTCGATACCCGTTTGCCACGATGGCCATTGGCGAGTATTTTCTGGTCACGATCCAAGAAGTGGCCAAGAGCGCATACAACTCTGCTCAGCATCATGCCAAGGTCAACCCCGGCAAGAAGTTTGCAAAGCTGCGGGTGGATCACGGCTGGCGTATTGTCCGGATTGCTTGAATACGCTGCTGCTGATACACTGTTTGCAATTGCTTACAGGAGCGTAAAAATGTTTCAGATTGAGTCGGGCGTGGAGATGCCTGTGGGGCGGACAAAGTACCCCTTTGCTGACATGCACCCAGGGGATTCAATCCGTTTTGGGGATGAGAAGTTGGCCAACAGTGCCCGGGTGTCAGCCATGCGGTTTGTTCGCGCGCATGCCCCTGACTGGACGTTTCAACTGCGCCGGGTTGAGAACGGCTGGCGCTTGTGGAGGGTCGCATGAAGCGGGACGTCTGGAACGTGCCGCCTGTCATTGGCAACAAGGCACAACAGCGCATGTCTGGTCAGGTGGCACCCCTGCGCAAGCAAAAGATCCTGTCGGGCAAGGAGTGGAAGTTTGTAACAGAGCTTGTCACAGGCGATGGCCGGGTGACCATGAAGGAAGCGGCTATCCGGGCCGGGTACAAGCCCACAAGCGCTTCAGTGATGGCTTGGAAGCTGACGAACCCTGAGATCAACCCGCACGTGGTCTCGGCCATTCAGGCGTACCGGGCAGAGCTCAACAGCAAGTACAACACCTCATACGACAGGCACATGAAGGACCTGCAGCTGATCCGGGACAAGGCCCTGGAAGCAGGGGCATACGCTGCTGCTGTCCAAGCAGAATATCGTCGCGGGCAGGCCCTGGGCACAATCTACGTTGACCGCAAGGAAATCAGGCATGGAACAATCGACTCGATGTCCAAAGAGGAAGTGCAGCGCAAGCTGGACGAGCTGCGCGCTCTGTACGGGGGACCGCCCCCAAGCGCGCTTATCGATGCCAGCACGGGACAGGTGATCGAAAGTGTTGAACGAGAACGGGACCCGGCTTTTGTCTCTCCGGTGGCAGAGCCTCCCCTCGATATCTTTGAACGGGACAATGATCTGGGACCAGACGATGACAACGCCTGAAGCCGCTTTTGCCGCCCGTGTTCGTGAGGGGCTTCGCCCTTTTGACATCGACACCGAGCGGATCGAAAACCGCGTAAACCTGGGCGTGTCTGACATGCTTGTAGGCGCGGGGGACCGCTTTGTCTCGATTGAGCTGAAAGCCGTCACGCGTGGCTTGAAAATCGGGCTTCGCCCTCACCAAATTGCTTTCTTGACTCGCCATGCCGCCCGGGGCCGCCCCTGTTACGTGCTGGTGCACCAAATCAGCACCGTTGTTCGCCCGGGCCGCATTGCTTTGTACCATGGCCGACAGGCGATAGAGCTTGCTGAACAGGGGTTGCGCCTTGAGCCCTTGGCCGCATGGCCTAACAGGGGCATGCCTTGGCAGGAGCTGGCCGATATCTTATCCGGGAAATCACCAATAAAATAATTTGCACCGCTGTTATTTTGTTGATATGATAGCGGCACCGGAACAACCCGGTAACACAGAAAGGATAGAGAGATGAGCACCCCACAGGAAACGATTGAAGTCGCCCAAATAACGGCTTTTTTGTACGCTGGCGCGCTGCAGCACCCAACACTGGGCACCACTAGCGCGGGGCTTTGCCTTGACCGCTGGGAGGGCCACACGGGTTTCGTGACTTATTGCGCGCTGTACGCTGGCGCGATCAATGACTGGCTTCATGCCCGCGACGACATCATGCCCGGCGTGTTGGAGTATGAGCTTATTGAGCCCTTGGGGGAGTGGTTGCTTGAGTCCTGCCGTGCATGCCTTGAAACCGCTGAAGTGCTGGGGCGCTTTAAAGCCCAGTACTTGGCTTGGATTGAAGAAAATAAATAACTCGCAGCGCTGTTAATTTGGCGCTACAATTTGATCTCCGATAACCATAGAGGATAGAGAAAATGCTCAAAACAATTGCTGTTACATCAAACCGGAAAACTGGGCCAATTGCTGCCACTTATCGTAGTGGCGTTCATGAGACCTACGGCACGTGCCCAACATCATGCCAATTGCACCCCAAGAGCGAGACCGGCGCGTTATTGGTTGATGCGGAATATATGGCCGCTGTGTCTGATGCGGTGCCCCGTGGGGGCCAAGCCTGGACTTATTCGCACTTTCCCGCTGAGACGCTGCCGACACCGGCACCGGGTAAAACCGTGTTCAATGCGTCATGTGACACCATGGGCGAAGCTGTGCGCACTGTTGAGCTGGGCCGCCCGGCTGTATTTGCTGCCCCGGTTGATATGGCCGACAGTTTCCCCCTAACGCATCAGGGCGTTAAATTCGTGCGCTGCCCCGCTGATATGAGCGAGACATTCACTTGCGCACAATGCGGAGGGGGTCGCCCGTTATGCGCTCAGGGAGAGCGGGATTATGTTGTCGTTTTCGTCGCCCATGGGTCCGGTAAAAAACGAGTAGGCACCAATGAAAAAGGCGGCTGTTATGCCGCTGGCGGTCCAACTGCTATTGCGTGGCATGGCACGAAAAAGAGCGGCCACCAAGATGATGCCGCGGCGGTCCGCTCGTTCGCCCGTTCGCTGCCGCCCGGGTCCCTGTTGCGGCACCATGTTGCGGGTGATATTGGCAAAGAGGGGGCTATATGATGGATTTCGGCGTCATGCAACAAAAAGCCTTTCCAAAATTTGAAGCGCACACTGATGTTCGTTGTTTTCACTGTAGCGCAGCTATCGGGCAAGCTGAGAAACCCTTGTTTTATGGCTTCCCCCGCGGCGCTTATGGGATGTGGTGCGAGGCATGCAAGTGGCGCACGTATTACGACACCGCCGACACGTCGATTAAGTTTGACAAAAAAGGGGACCCATTGGCCTCCACCTGCTCATGTGGGTGCACGGTTCCCCGTGAGCAATGGGACACGTCTGAAGGGTGGCCGCGCTGCCCTGATTGTCAATATATTTGAAGGGGCAGAATTTATGTTCCTTGCACTGGCTTTGTTCATCTTGCTATGGATAATAGTTGACCTATTTAATGGGGATTAGCGCAGCTGTTTAATTTGGGTATATAATTCAATCACCGGGATCAACCGGCAACACTGAAAGGATAGAGAAAATGGCACACATGATTGACACCACCACCGGTAAAGCCGCTATTGCATATGCTGGGCAAACCCCATGGCATGGACTGGGCCAAGCCTTAACGCCTGATGCATCCATCGAAACATGGACACGCGAGGCCGGGTTAGATTACACCGTCAACGAGTCGCCTGTACTGTTTCAAACTGACGCGGCCACACTGCCTGAAGAGTTCAAGGGCCGCAAAGTATTGCACCGCAGCGACACCGGGGGAGCGCTGGCTGTAGTGTCTGACGGATATAACGTCGTTCAGCCGTCTGACGTTATGGGCTTTTTTGCTAAGTTGGTGGAGCTGGGCGGTTTTCAAATGGAGACCGCGGGGGTCTTGAGCCATGGCCGCCGGGTTTGGGCACTGGCGAAAGTGAATCAGGGTGCTGACGTTATCGAGGGCGACACCGTGCGCCCTTATGTTCTGCTGGGCACGTCATACGATGGCACCATGGCCACAGTGGCGAAATTCACTAGTATCCGCGTGGTCTGCAATAACACCATTACCGCGGCATTAGGCCGGGAAAATGCTGGCACCGTGCGAGTGCTGCACAGTGAGCGTTTCAACCCTGACGCGGTGCGCATGGAGCTGGGCATTGTGGGAGATAACTGGGAGCGTTTCCTTGTCCAGTCTCGCAAACTGTCCCGCGAGACCATGGGCCAAGTGGAGGCGGACCAATTTGTCCAGGCGCTGTTACAGCCTTATCACACTAGCCGCATGGAGCTGAATCAGACACGCGGCTACAAACGAATCATGGAATTGTTTAATGGTCAGGCTATCGGCGCGGATATCCCCGGGGTGTCTGGCACCCGCTGGGCGATGCTTAACGCAGTGACTGAATTAGTCGACCATGAGCGAGGCCGGAGCAATAACACCCGCATGGAGTCGGCTTGGTTCGGCACTGGCGCGGCCATTAAAAATAAGGCATTGGAGCTGCTGGCAGTTAACTAATGACAATCCGCTATCAATAAGCCCGGGCTATCGAGGGGAACTATGCGGAAAATGCATAGTTTCCCCGGTTAGTTGCAGCATGGCTAAACTAGGCCCGCGGTCCCTGCCGCTTAGCGCTTGAAACGTGCACCGCGGCGCGCGCGCCGCGGTCCGGGGCCCGCGGAGCGGGGCCCGCGGAGCGGGGCCCGTGGGGCTTGGGGTTTGCCCCTATATGCGCGCGCCGTGGTGGCCGTGCTATAATAGCGGCACTGGTGCGGGGTCCCGCACCGGGTAACCTGAAAGGATAGAGATCATGGGCGATAGAGTTTTATTCCAAGTGGTCCGGGGCGCTGCTGAATTCGGCCCGGTTGTTTATTGCCATTGGGCCGGGTATCGCGCGCCGGAGATCGCGCGCAAACTGGCCGCGCGCATGGCTTCGCGGCCCGGTGATATGGACTATGCCACCGCGCGACTAGTGCAAGAGTGCACCGCCAACGGGGACGGGCCGCTTAGCTTTGGCGTGTCCAATGCCGCCGCCCGGTTGACCGCGGAAGACTCGCACGGCGACGCGGGCGTGGTGCTTATCGACTGCGACAGTTTTAAATGTGAATGCTTGGGCGGGTATCTTGTCACCGGCCCGGACGGTTTCCCCGTGGCACAGGGGGTGACAGCATGAAAGCCATTGAATACACCAACAAGCCCAGCGTGACCACGCTGCGCGCCGCGATTGTCAAGGCCGTAAAAGCCGGGGAGACGTGGGTGCAGCTTACGTGGGGAGAGAATCAGATCACCATTGAGCGCGGCCCGTGGGGGTGGACGGGCCGGGGATGGATAGGAAAAAACGGGGGCCAGGACCTGATCGACAAGTTGACACGGGGCCCGGGCGCTGTGCTATAATAGTCTCACTGGGGCAGCGGCCCCAGTGCAACCTAGAAAGGATAGAGATCATGAAAGTTAAAGAATATTGGTTCCTTCGCCTTGGGGCTGATTCAGCGGAAGAGGCGCTTCTTTTCCAGACTAAAACCGCAGCGCTTCACAAATATCAGCGCGTTGCTCAAGAGCTTGAGCGCTATGGCCAAGAGCTGGGTGCTTCGCTCCACCGCGCGCCTGACCGCAATACCCTCAACGAGTACCCGGACTATGTCCTGGCCCTTGGGCCAAGAGGGGGCGTTAGCGTAGAGCGTGCCTAAAAATAGTTGACACGGTCCAGCTGGACCGTGTTATAATAGTCTCACTGTGCAATCCTGCACAGTGCAACCACAGAAAGAAGAGAGCACCATGGCTAAGATCATCACAATCGACAGCAACAAATACCAACTGCCCGAGGGCATGAGCACCAAAGATGTCCAGGCGCTGGCCGGGTTTCTGGTCACACTGACCAGAGTGGACTATGAGTACTGCTATGGCCAAGACGAATCAGCGTTCTATGCACGCGAGGGGGCCCAGGTCAGCATCGGTGAGCAGGAACTGGTCACCCGAGCCGAGGCCAAAGCCATGGCAGCCAAGAGCCGTGCAGAGTATGAGGCGCGCAAAGCTGCCGAGGCAATGCCTACCCCGTACTGATAGCTGATAGGGGCCTAGGCCCCTATCACAGGCCCCTGACGCAAGGCTTACGCGCGCAGCGCGTAAGCCTTTTCCCTTTATTTTTTCCCTCTAATGGTGGTGGCGGGGGTGGGTGGGCCCGCATACCTCTACGTGTGACATATACCTGTGATACCTAAGAAGGGGGAGGGCCATAAATGCACCCACATCAACAGAGATCAACCTATGCCCTATTTCTGCCCCAGATTTTGTCCAGGAAAACCTGACCCCCACCCCCTAAAACAGGCCCCCTTGTTTTCAAAAAGCCGACCCCGGGTTAGTATTCGCAAAATTCAAAACCTGGTCCACGATGCACAACACTCTGCCCAAAGACGCCGAAGAAGAAATGCTGCGCTTGCAGCTCCGCCTGCAGTTGCTCGAGGCGCACGAAAAGTCCACCAATAACTTCCTGGACTTCTGCAAGTACGTCTGGCCCGAGATGCTCGTTGGGGAACACCATCGCATCATTGCAAAAGCCCTGGACCGCGTCGTCAGTGGCGAGTGCAAGCGTCTGATGATCGCGATGCCGCCACGGCACGGTAAGTCCCAAATGGGCAGCTATCTGTTTCCTGCCTACATCATGGGCAAAAAGCCTGACTCGAAGCTCATTGTTGGCTCGCACACCGCGGACCTCGCTCAGCGCTTCGGTCGCATGATCCGAAACCTCGTGGACGACGAGAAGTACAAAGAGCTCTTCCCTGGTATGACCTTGTCCATTGACTCCAAGGCTGCTGGTCGGTGGAACACGGCCCAAGGCGGTGAAGCCTTTTTCATTGGTAAGGGCGGTGCGATGACCGGGCGCGGCGGTAACATTGTGATCTTGGACGACATTTTGGACGAACAGGACGCTTTGTCTGACACGGCCATGGAGAACACTTGGGAGTGGTACACCTCGGGCCCCCGTCAGCGATTGCAGCCAGGTGGTGCGATCATCGTGATCAACACCCGTTGGAAGACAGACGACCTGTCTGGCCGCCTCTTGAAACAGCAGGGGTACCTCAGGTCTGACCAGTGGGAAGTGCTGGAATTCCCAGCCATCTTGCCCTCTGGCAAACCCCTCTGGCCGGAGTACTGGCCGATCGACGAACTGGAGAAGGTGAAGGTCTCCATTGGCCTGAAGAAGTGGAATGCTCAGTGGCAGCAGCAACCCACGAACGACGAAGGTGCTGTCTTGAAGCGCAACTGGTGGCGCAAGTGGACACACGACGATCCGCCGTACTGTGAATACATGCTGCA